AATCATGGCTAAGGGCATGGGGATCAAAACCTCGGTAAAGTCGGGCAACTTTCGTCCGACTAAGTCCGGGGCTGGAATGACTAAGAAAGGCGTTGCGGCCTATCGCAAGGCTAATCCGGGGTCAAAATTGCAAACAGCAGTTACCGAAAAGGACCCAACAGGAAGCCGTGCAAAACGTCGTAAGTCTTTTTGCAGTCGAATGGAAGGCATGAAAAAGCTTGCCAAACCAGAGACTCGTAACGATCCCAACAGCCGACTAAATCAATCTTTAAAACGTTGGAGATGCGGGTGATGGATAACACAATTCTTTTGTGGAATGGGGGTCTAAGCCTTATTCTCGGCCTGGTGGCATACATGGCACATGAAAAGTTTAAAAAGCTTGGCGATGTAGAGTCTTTACTTAATCAAACAAGAGTGGAGGTGGCACGTGATAACGTCACTAAAGCAGAAGTTGAAAGAATTACTGAACACATTGATCAGCGCTTTAACCGGCTTGAAGAAAAAATTGACCGGCTTATTCAAAAAGGATAAGTAATGCCCAAGTCTGTCCCAACCGATCCTTCAAAGTGGGCTGCAGCAAAGGCAAAAGCTAAGTCTAAATTTAAGGTCTATCCAAGCGCGTACGCTAACGCTTTCGCTGCAAAAGAGTACAAGGCAATGGGTGGTGGGTGGAAAGGCGGAAACAACAAGGTGTCTAAACGGAGCAGCCGTGGCCGCTAAGGGTGGATTGGGAAAGTGGTTTTCCGAAAAGTGGGTAAATATCGGGGCGCCAAAGAAAAAAGGAAAGTATCAACCATGTGGTCGATCTTCCAGCAGTGAAAGTAGTGGATATCCAAAGTGTTTACCGGTCAAAAAAGCAGCAAAACTGACCGAGGCGCAGAAGAAATCCGCTGTTAAGAGAAAAAGGGCAGCGGATAATACAGGACCAACGCCTAAATTTGTTTCAACTCTTTCTAAAAGGGGCAGTAAATGAAGGAAAAATTAAAGATGGTTGTCAAAGGTGGCAAAAAGGTTCCTGCATTTGCTGCTGATGGGGTTGGTAAAATGAAAAAGGGCGGAATGGCTGACAAAGCAGGCCGCGCAATGAAGAAAACTTCGGCCGATGCAAAAGGCCGTGCAATGAAGAAAGGGAAATAATCATGGCCGGACGTGGAATGGGTTGTGCTACCCGTGGCGGTGGCGCCGTTGAGAGCGGTCCCAAAAACCGCATGATTTCTGAGCCCAGCAAAAAAACTGGTCCTGTTTTGATGGCCAAAGGTGGCATGGCAGTTAGCCCCCGCAAAGAGATGGCCATGGGTAAAAAGCCCAAAAAAATGATGGGCGGCGGAATGATGAAGGGCTATCGGATGGGCGGAAGCGCTTGTAAATAATGGCAACATCAGGAACGACCGACTTTAACCTCTCGATTGACGAAATCATCGAAGAGGCTTACGAACGTTGTGGGATGCGGATGACCTCCGGTTATCAGCTGAACACAGGACGTCGGTCGCTCAATTTGTTGTTTTTAGATTGGGCTAATCGGGGCCTGAATCTTTGGACTATTGAAGAAGCTTCTTATGTTCTTACGGGAAGTGCTGAGATAACTCTGGATTCAGACACCGTTAACGTACTGTCAGCAATTATTCGAGACAACACACAAAGCCCGTCTGTCGATATCACCATCGACCGAATTAGCCGTGAAGAGTATTTAAACATTCCAGATAAACAAACTGGAGCGCGGCCAGCACAGTATTACGTGCAACGTGCCAACACGTTCAAAGTGTTTTTGTATCCGCGCCCAAATTCGGCATACACTTTTGTTTATTACCGTATCCGTCGTATTGAGGACTCTGGTGTTTATACCAACACGGCCGATGTAAATTTCCGGTTCCTGCCCTGCCTAGCCTCGGGTCTGGCTTACATGCTTTCTTTAAAGTTTGCCCCTGATCGCACGGCAGCTCTAAAACAGATTTACGAAGAGGATTTTACTAGGGCAGCCCTGGAGGATCGGGATACGGCAAGCGTGTCGTTTGTTCCAGACTTAGGGGCGTGAAGTGGCCTATGCTACCGGCAAATTCTCGTTTGGTCTGTGCGATTACTGTGGGCAACGGTATCCATACAACACGCTAAGGAAAAACTGGCGCGGGTTTAAAGTCTGCCCAGACGACTACGAACCAAAAGAACCTCAGCTGGAGCCCCTGAAATATCGCGGGGACGCCATTGCCTTACTGCAGCCTCGCCCTGACCGTGTTGAGCCGGTTGATGTTTATGTCGGACAACCGGGGTACACTTACTTTCAAAGTATTGGAAGTGCCAACAACACAATTAATATGACGCCATATCCTGGACAGACATCGGTTCAGGGCAATGGAGCCATTGGACAAGTTACGGTGGTTACAACATGACCTACGACGAATTAGTTACCAACATACGGAACTACACGGAGGTTGATGCCAACGTGTTTACCAACTCGGTCATCAACACGTTTATTTTGATGTCTGAAAACCGCATTCTCAGGGACATTGACCTGGATGTTTTTAAACTTGAAGTTCAAGGCAATCTGACTTCTGGCAACAAGTTTTTAACGGCTCCGACAGACATTCTGACTCACCGTTACATGCTTTTAACTTCTGCTGGCGGGGATCAGATTTTCCTAGATTTCAGGGACACTTCTTTTATGAAGGAGTACTGGCCGGACGGAACGGAAACAGGTGTTCCTAAGTACTACTCGGTGTGGGATCAGAATACCTTTTACATAGCTCCCACGCCTGCAGCAAGTTACAGCGTGGAGCTAGGGTACATCTACAAGCCGGCACAGCTGTCTTCGACCAACACAACCACCTGGGTAAGCATTAACGCACCAGAGGCGCTGTTGTACGCCTGTCTCGTTCAAGCGTACAGCTATACCAAAGGCCCTGCGGACATGATTTCCTACTTCAATAACTCCTACAAAGAGGCCATCCAAGGTCTGGGTATTGAGCAACAGGGACGCCGCCGTCGCGACGAGTACAGAGATGGCATGATACGGATCCCTGTAAAATCTGAATCACCAGGACCATGACAAAAGTACCAAACCTAGAGGGAAAGAAAGTAGCAATAGTGGCCATGGGCAAGTCCCATGGCCAGTTTATATTGGCTAAAACCCATTCGACCCATTTTGACGAGGTTTGGGCTATTAATTCTATGGCAGGGGTCATTTTTCATGACCGGGTTTTTATGATGGATCCGGCCAGTCGGTTTTTGGACTCCGATGACGCAGGCACCCAGACGGGCATCATGGCCAAGGTCCTGAAGGAGCATAAGGGCCCTATTTACACCTGTGAATTAGACGCACGTTGCCCGGGGCTGGTCGAGTTTCCTCTGGAAGACGTTATGAATGCATGCCAGACGGGGTACTTTAACAACACGGTGGCCTACGCCATTGGTTTTGCGATTGCAGCAAAAGTGGCGGAAATCCATCTTTACGGAATCGATTTTTCGTACAAAGGATATGTCCATTTTGCCGAAGCAGGACGGGCCAACTGCGAATTCCTGCTTTCTATCGCCATTTCCCGTGGCATAAGGGTTGGAATCGCCCAGGAGTCGTCTCTTTTGGACACCAACGAGCCTGTTCAAAGCAAGCTTTACGGATACCATCGCCTAGCCGAACCCCTTGTGGTAGGTCTGGAAAACGGGCGATTTGTGGCCAAAAAGTATTCCGAGGTCAAGGATACCCTTGCGCCGACGGATCCAATGCTACCCCCAGAGGCACTGAGGACCTGATATGTTTGAAATCAAGATGGGAAAAATGGCCGATCCAATAGTCAAAACCAGTGACTTTGGAGGCCTTTCGTGCGAAGATCTGGCTGAACTTTGTGCAGACAAGATCATTAATGTGGCCGATTCCGCTCCCCCGGCCATTCGCGAGCAAGCGAAATTTTTCCGCGAGCGCGTTCAAAAAGTCCTTTTTGAATATTTAAAAAAAGCAAAGCAGGCCGAAAGGGCTACTTGCATCCAGATTTGTGTTCAAGGCGGGGAACAAGACGCCGCCAATCTTTTAAGGAGAG